TATAGACTCTATAATCACTATTCATTACATAATAGTTTGCAGAATATAAGTCAAACGAGCCCGAAGGTTGTGATGGATTATTTCTACTAATGTCATGACGGTACATGTCATAGGTAGTACCCGATGTCCAGGTTACTTTCCTAATAACTTGACTTACATCACTTGCATTTATTTTTTTCAACGCAAGCATTGAATCCCATGTGTTACTATAGGTTTCAAAACTATCAATCGGAGTGGGAGGATTAGAATCCCAGTTCGATTGATAGTCCGTTGCATTAGGAATACCAATGAAAGTATAATAAGAATTTGAGCTGGACTGGATACCGGCAACAAAATTCTTAGCATTCAATATTCTAAGTTGATCAGTAATTATTGCTGCCATTTTGTTAGGACTTTTTGTTATTTAGTTGGTTAAATGTGATCTATTTTCTTTCAACAGTAGGTTATTCTATAAGATTATTTAGACATAGTTGTCTGATTTAAGAGGACTATTTCTACTAACAAGACCAGAAGTTGATATTCCTGTATACCCATTCGATGTATATGCAGTAAATGTCTCAATTCCTGTTCTTGTATTAAAGAGAATCTTACCCCAACTATATTGTCCTGTAGCAGTTGATCCATAACTAATACTGTCAATAGAACCAACATTTGTTGTAATTCTTCTGATAGCTGTAATGCCATAACCAGTAACGGTGATCATTTCCGTTGATACTGCCGCAACCTGATAGACTGCGTCAGAGTAAGTAATGGCTGTTCCAACAACATTGGACGTGGTGTCCTGTGTATTAAATGATCCCCCAGCGTCAATATTAGTATCAAATATAGTGAGATAATCACCAACATCAATTGTACTGACTGTAATTCCAGTTCCAATCAAATATCCATCCCTCATAAATGAATCTTCTGGAATAAAGAGGTCAAATATGTATTTGTTTTGTGAACCAACCTTTGTAGTATTGAAACCAACAATAGTTCCATAATCACCACTATAAGAATTGACAGGCATTTCTTCTTCAATAATTTCAGGTGTTTCAATAAGAACAACTGGTGGGTTTGATGTAGTATATCCTGAACCAGGATTCACTACAGTAATTGAACTCAGTGACCCATTAGAAACTGCTGCAGTTGCAGATGCTCTCTGAGTTGTTCCAACTCCAACAGGTGTAGAGATAGTGACCTGTGGAGCAACAGTGTATCCAATACCAACATCAGTAATACTGATAGATGTAATAGTTCCTGTAGATGAGACAACTGCTGTTGCTGCAGAAGAAACTAATGCATTCTGTGATACGAGAGTGACATTGTTCTGGAAGTCTCTCTGGTTAGCTTCATTTTCAGCACGATAGATAGGTCTTACATTATCCACATATGCAACTGTAGAACCTAAACCAACTGGTTGAATCAGATAGGATGAAGGGTAGATCAGAGGCTCATAATGAGTTCTGTCCTTACCTACTACTTCACCATCAATAATCTTATCTGTAAGTTGCTTACACCAGGTAACAGGTCTCAAGAGATTTGCATCAGTTGTAATACCTGGACCACTATAAGGATTAGTGAATGCAGAATCAACAGTACTGATACCAGTCACTACTCTTGGATCTTCATCAAGAGCAATACCCTGACCAAGTTCTGGGTTATTATCAATATCCAAACTATCACCAGGTTTGACAGTTTCTAAGATATCAATAAATCTGACATCAACACCACTAGTTCCTTTGTAGAATAGAATCTTAGAGGTATCATTAACTTTTGGTGCTTCAGTAAATTCAATGATAGATCCACCATTGAAAATAAATCCTGTGCCAGGAACTTGAAGTACATCATTGATGAAGACAACTAATGTTTGTTCAACATCAATAGGAGAACCTGTTGCTGCAGCAATGGTGAACGGAAGTTCATTTAATGTAATTTGGAAGTTAGTCTTCTGACCATCAAACTCATTATCAAGAGTATCAAGNACTTCNAATTCNCCAACAGACCANGAATTGAACTTGTCATAATAAACTTCATCAATCAGAATTTGGAATCTTTCAAATGTTAGACTTGGATCTGTAGGAATTCCTGTAGCTCCACCAGTAGGAATTGTCAGTCTCTCTCCATTACCATAACCAAATCCATAGTTTCTAATTGTGAAGTTGATTACACTAGATCCTTGACCAACTACAATATCAACAGTTGCACTTTGACCAGAACCAACATAACCTGGTGAGTAACTCAGTGGAATATTATCATAACTGAGTGGCTCATCAAATACAAGATCTGGAAGATTTGTTCCAGTGTATCCTACACCTGGATTTGTAATTGCAACACTTACAATGTGACCACCACTTACTGCGGCAGTTCCAATGAACTCAATATTGGGAATACCAGTACTATAAGTTTGAACTCCAACATTCACAACAGTCTGAATTCCAGTTCTATATCCAGAACCACTATTAGCAATACTAACAGCAGTGATTGTTCCAGTAGAAGAGACTGTAACAGTTCCACCAGCAGAAACAAGAGGTTGATATCCAAATCCATTAGAAGAACCAACAGAGACCATCAGACCACCAATTGGATACTCACCATTGTTTGGATCATAACCAGTAGGAAGACCACCATTACCAGTGAATGTGATACTGGTAACACCAGCATTTTCTGCCATTCTATAATCACCAATCTGAAGTGAAGGTGGTTGATTACCTGTGGGCTGTTGAACAATACCATTGATAACAACAAATGGATTTAAAGTTGAAATGCCGGTGATATCAGAACCACCTACCTTCATACTAAATTCACTTCTAATACCTGTGAATTGATTAGAGATGTTATCATAAACATAGTTCTGGTAGTATGTTTCATTAGAAGAGTTGAGAACTCCAGATCTCATAAATGATCTACCTTGGAATGTTGAAGAAGAGGTAATACCAGTCCAGTCAACACTATCAGGATCTACAGTTACAGCAACACCAACAGGTTCCTTACCATTTGGTGCAGAGGCAAAGTTTATAGTATTTCCAACAATATTATACTCACCACTCAACTTCTCAACCAGATCTCCAGTAGAATGTGACTGTCTAGTGGTTCCCAATCTTGCTCTAATAACATTGACAGAAGTTGTATTACCAACTCCAACAGAAGCAACAGATACAATCTCATTACCAATGCGAAGATTGTCACCAGTAAAGATTGAAGTAATACCTGATAACAGTAAGTCTGTCTGGAATACTACATCCTGTGCAAGAGTAGTTGTAACTCCAAAAGAAACAATTGGTGATTGGACCATGTTATCAATCGCCACAAGAACCTTCTGATTCTGTTTTGTAGAGATAATACTGTGTCCTGCACCAACACCAACAGATGTAATATCAAGAACAACAGGACTAAGTTTCAATGCATTTTGTGCAGTAGTAGCAAACTTAAGTTCCTTACTACTTGGAGCAACAACAAACAGTGATGATGGTAATTTATCAGTAAGACCAATACCAGGAACTGTTGTTGCTGCAATTCCAATTGCTGCAGTAGATCCAACACCAGGAGAAGTATAAACAACCTCTTCGCCAGTAACAAAGAAGTGGTTTGTAATTGTTACACTGTTAGTTGTTGTAGAAACAATAGAAGCATCACCACCATCAAATCCTCTAGTAAAGATCTCATCTCCTTTATGCTTCAAACCAAACGCAGTAACTGTATCAAGTAAGGTTCCTGTATAACTTCCCTGACCAGAGTTGATCTGTAAATTGTTCAGATCAATATTTGAAGGTCTTCCATTATCAGTGAGGTACTCCATACCAATAGAGAATACTCTTACTTCAACATCAATACTTGCATTGGGAGTATATGTAAGATTGAGAGCTCCACTTGTGGTGTCAATACCAACTTGACCAAGTGAACTACCACTTTGAATATTTGCGTATTCAACAAACTCAGATGGATTACCATCACCTTGGAAGGCAATAACCTCAAATGACTCATATTGTGAGTTTGTTGTGTCTTTAACACTAACAACATGATAACTAGATTCAACTGCTCCAGAGTAAGAGGCAACTGTATTTGCAACAGGAGACCCAGATGCGGAAATTGAGGTAAGTTTGGAATCTAACAGTGAAGTCTTGAGATGACTTGTTCCTGCTACACCAGCAGTGTCTGAGATTGCAATAATTGATGTGTTGACTGTCAGACCAGCACCAACACTTGGGATAAGATCAATATCAATATTACTACCATTGATATATGCATTAAAGGTACCAAACCCAGTTGTATTGGTTGCGATGTCACCATATTCTAAGAGATATACATCAGTTCCATCATGGATCAGATTTAGTTCATCAACAGAATAGTTGTCAGTTGTGTCTTCAATTTGTACAAGTAACTTGGCAGACCTATAAGTATTTGGAATAGAAACAATGTTTGTAGTTGTTCCTCCAATGACATCAGTGTGGGAACTATCAATTTGGACAATATCACCAAGTGAAGTAGTTCCTACATTAGAAATATTATCAAGAAGACTGAAGGATAATGTATTGACATCATAAGAGTTGAATGCAAAATCAACTGGATAGAATACTAGTGACCACTCTGTACCATCAGAGTTGGGGGTAAAGTCATAAGAACCAAGGTTCTTACTATCAAGAGTTCCATACTGTGAAAGGTATGCGGTAGTGTTATCATGAAGAACTGAAACAAAAGAAATTTGTCTCTGGTTTGTTAAAATCTGATCTTTTGCATAGGTAATAATTTTGTTGTAGGTGTATCCTGAAGGGAAGTCAGAAACATTAGCAGACTTAGATCCTCTTGCAGAACTATTGAATTCAGAACTAATATCATCAATACTTAGAACTCTATTACCAAAGGATTCATTGTAATCAGAAAGAACCTTGTTCTCAAAGATAATTTCATCAGAGGTTAATGTGTTATTGATATAGAATGAGTTCTCAGAGACATTATCAAAATCATGCCAACAATGAATACTTGCTTCACTGATAATATCAATAACAACTTCAACATCAGATTGTGCTGAGGTTACAACCAAACCACCTGGAACCTGTTCTTCAGATTCTACTTTCAAGTCAGCAAACTTTGCAAGACCTGCAATGTGACCAAGACTACTAACTGCATCATCCCACTTGTCAAGAGCTATAGAAGACTTAAGTGAGTAGGAGAGTTTCTGATAATACTCATTGTTTGGAATTCTTTGGAGACTATCATTCAAGAAACCAGAGTTTGTCTTCCAACCATTAACAAATGTTGTTCCTGCACCTGTTGCAACAGTTGAGTTAAAGTTAAACTTATTCTGAACAATAACTTCTGTTCCAGAAGACTCTCCAATAACTTTAGATCCAATTTCAAATTCATTAGGAGTAGAAACTACCAATCTTCTGTTNGTTGGATTCCATCTCTCAACAATNCCTCTATTCTTACCAGAAGTTACAACCTCATCAGTATTGAAGTTATTTGGTTTTAATGTAACATTGAATACTGGGAAGTCACTTTCAGGAATTGCTCTTCCTGAAGATCTTGGATAGTCTACAATACCTGGATTCTCACCAGACTTCAGATAACCATCAAGACTATAATCAAAGTATGCACCTGAACCACCAAGTTGAGAATCAAATCCAGTTACTTCAAATAGTGTGTAGTTATAGTTCTCAGAATTGTATCCTTTGTCTGTAGAACCAAGACTGACAGAAATTCCTTCAATCAGAATCTTTTC